GTTTCAGGGTGGAGTCCGAAAAGATCCGGAACCAAACGACACAGAACCACGCAAAGAAGTTGTAGCAGGCCCGTCATATGAGACTATAGAAACCATAGACAACACACCATGAAAGTAGCATCCGACCACGTTCAAGCACACCCGGAGCTTGAAGCTTCAATTGCGCTTCAAGCCAAGGGGTTTCCTGTAGAACCGCGAGAGACGCGCGTGTGTCCGAGTTCGTCCGGAGACAAGGCATACTACATCCAGAAGGTGAAAACAACAGCACAACCGAATCCGGACGATATAGTGGCCGCACAAACAACCGCGTGGCTGTGTTCATGCCCTGATTTCCTCTATCATTCGGGGGTAACAGAGAATGGACTTTCATCGATAGAGGAACTTAGCGCGTGTAAGCACATCTCGGCGGAAGTGCGAGAGATAAAGATGGAGAACGACAACAATCAGACAACGCTATGAGTGACACCAGAGACACAACCGAGTGTATCCACGGTGTGGCGACCGTTCCGGAGAGTTGGGCCGGGCTAATAGTCGTTGATAACGTCCATGAGTATGATGAGTGAGCGCACACAATGCGACCAATGCGAGTGGGATGTTACAGCCAAGCGCGGTCGGGGCTGGTTTCAGACGGCATGGGGTCGCAACTATTGCCCCGACTGTGGCACAATCATCAAGGAGCAACGCCCGCGATACGAATTTGAGGGATACAGCAATGAGCGCGTTTGAATACGCGGAAGAATGCGGCTGTGGACGTATCGTCGTGACACCGATTCAGGCCAAGGCACACAACGCGCATTGCGGGCAAATGCCGGAGGATAGCCAACTTATGACTGGAGGGAACGGCTTTGATTGAGCTTGTCCCCGGTGCGCTCGGTGCGTTCCTGCTTGGGCTTCAGAGTAACACGCTGCTTGAGTTAACAATGTGTCTTGTCGGCATGACGTTGTGCTTAGTCGCGTGGAGCGCATTGGTGATAGCATGAGCCTTCGACGGAAACTCAATCCGATTGCGAGACGCTTCGGCTTTTATACAGCCTATGTTCTTGATACACGCGAATTTGTCGGCAAACTCCCGAACGCTCCGGTGTGGTGGCAAACCCACGGCTATGAGTCAAACCCTTCTATCGCGGGGATACCGTTGAGTGCGGCGAAGATCCATCCAGAAACCAACGAGACACACGATATTAGCGTTCGGAAGGTTGACCCGGAGACGCCCCGAAAGCAATGGCACGTCCACGGGTGGGTATTTGAGGATAGAATTGAGATTGCCAGTCACTATGAGTTTCGCCCCGACCCGGTGCTTATCGGTGATGAGTACCCGACAGATATGATTGAGCGATTACGGACACACTACCGCCCGGAATACGGTTCTGAGTATCGTATGGGCGTGGTTGACCCGGCACTTGAAAAGTTGTTATGACGTGCTTGGTGTGCGGGGAATCGTATGCGAAAACCATACCAGCCAGCGCATCAACAAGGGTTGCTGCGTCATACGTGTGCGTTCATCGAGGGGTAATCTATGTTCATCGGGAAACGCAAGAGTAGGGCAACGGTGTATCATACCGATGCTGAGTGCCCCCGGTTGCGAGCAGAGCCAACCACAATTTCACAACAAGCGGTTGAGTGGCATGAGTTAGACTGTTGTGAATGGTGTTCTAACGGCAATCCGGGCGGTGGGCCATCCGAAGAAAACGAATACAAACAGTATGTTGGTGGGGTTGACCAACGATGATACTAATCCAATGCGTTCAGAGTAAACAAGATGAACCGCTCCCGGCAAAGAAGCTGTATGATAGCACATACTTTGACGCCATGAAGCGATACGCAGAAGCGTCAGATGATGGTGAGAATAACGATAATATTTGGAAGGGAAAACACAAGAGCGTCCCAACAGCAATCCGCTCACAAGCGAATCTTGTCGAGGCGTGCCGCCGGATGTATCCAGATATGACAGAAAATCCCAACCCCGGAACGCAAACGACACTATGAAAGTGTTTGTCGCGTCAAATATGCCAACTGATTACCCGTGGAAACTACAAAAGCCAAGCACGGTAAACGACAGAGTACGAGACACGGCAGAGACGTTCATCATGGACTCTGGAATCGGGGATGAGGTATCAAACCAAAAGGTGTTAGATTTGGCGTATGAGTACACCGCTGATTATGTTGTGCCGAAAGACGTACTCCACGACTTTGAGCAAACGACTTCGAACGTAACTGAATTCCTTTCGTTGTATGAGAATCATCCGTGTGAGGCAACCGTGTTAGTCCCAGTACAATGTAATCCAAAGAATGACGAATGGCATACTGACCATGTTGACGACTTACCGACACACACGCACTATGTCTTAGGGGGTATGGCTGTTGATGAGGTAAGCACAACAGAACAAATTACCGCAATCAAAAACTTTCGCCAACACGTGGGCGGTGAGGCATATGTTCACGGATTGGGGGTTGGCGGTGGGATAGAATTTGTGAGTAAGGTAGCAGGCAAGGGTTGGTTAGATTCCGTTGATTGTGCAACGCCGGAAATGGCCGGGCAGTTTGGTAGTATTCTTGATGAGCGCTTACGACAAAAACAGGTGCGTGTGATGAGCGGGCAAGGTGCATCAAAACGAAACATTCCACTATCTGAATTCAATTCATGGCAGCTCAAAGATGTATGGGAGCGTGAAGCGGCATACCCCGGATTAGAACAGTTTTGACCCATAGGCTTTTTGCGATATAGGAGAACCACATAGTAGGGACAAACCTCATGGTGGACGACTCACGGCAGTGTACGGCAACGGCAAAGAGCACTGGGGAACGCTGTCAACGGGCGGGCAATCCGGGCGGGATTTACTCAACAATGACCCGTGAACTGTGGATTGAAAAGAGTACGTATCGCTCGTTCAAGGACCTCCCTGAGTCCATCCAAGAGAAACTCCGCGACAGGTTACAGGACATCGCAGCCACCCCACAAGTATCCTCGCACCGGAACGTCCGGATTCTTGAAGGCCCGAAACAGAGTGTGTATCGGCTTCGGGTCGGGGACTATCGGGTTGTGTTCACGGTGAAACACGGAGAGGTGCGAATCCACAGAGTCGGCTCCAGAGATAGCATTTATCAAGGCATTAATAGTACATACGAGACAGTTGTGTAATGCGACTCTACAGCATGACGAAGTAGATAGTACACCCGCATCCTTTTTGCGATGTGTATCTAACCGATACGTATGACCGATGAGATTTGCGGGGCGGAAACTACCCAAGACCACCCGTGTCAGAATCCAGCGGATAGTTGCCCGTGGCATAACACAGACTCTCCCCCGGAGAATGGCCGTGATTCAAAACTCACCAAGGAACGCGAAGAACAAATCGCACAGGCTATTGAACGGGGTAAGAGCATCAACAGCGCCGCACGAATGGCGGGTATCACCCCACAAACAGTTTACAACTGGTTAGACCGGGGGGAAGATGAATCCAACACGGTGTATGCCGATTTCTTTGAGCGAATCACACGCGCGAAAGGATATGGGGAGGATAAGTATTTCAACGTGATTTGGGAGTTGGCAAAGGAGGAAGGCGACCACCGCTTTCTTGCCTCACTCATGAAGCAACGCTACCCGGATAGTTGGGACGATACAGAAACGGGCGTGGATGCGAATCAGGTAGAAATCGAGGTGAGCGAACGTGTCCGCGACACATGGCCCACCGAGCAATGAGCCATCCCCGATTGATTTCACCACACTCACCGACTATCAAGATGAGTTCTTACGGGCGGACAAACGGTATCATCTAAGTTTCATCTCCGGGGTTGGGGCCGGCAAGACCTATGCGGGGATTGTCCGGACGTTTCTGAATATGGAGCGGTGGAACCCCGGCGAGATGGGCGCGATTGTTGCGCCCACCAGACAGATGATTGTGAATGTGATTATCCCCGAGATGCGGGAACTCGGGTTGATGGACAAATGGGAGTATAACAGCTCCTATTCCGATGAGCCGGGGATTCACAGCCCGAACGGAAGCCGGGCGCTAATCCTGAGCGCAGACAACAGCAAGACCGTTGAGCGACTGCGCGGATTGAATCTAAGCTGGGGATATATTGATGAGAGAACGGCGGTTCCGGATCGGGCGAAAGAAATCCTCCTACAACGGCTCAGAACCGGGCGCTACAGAAACCTGTTTGAGACAACGACGCCGAAGGGCAAAGACGGAACCTATGATTTCTATGTCGGGGATGTAGACGCGACCGAAGCCCCATTCGGAGAAGCAACCGTGTATGAGACACCCGACCGGCTGGCGATTGTTGGGGTGCCCACCCGCGCGAATCCAGAACTCCCCGAAGATTATCAGCAAGCAATGGCGACCGATATGCCCGAAGAAATCCGGCAACAAGAGGTTGAAGGACGGTTCATCCAGATAGGCGGTGGGGTGTTCACGCCCGATATGTTCAACTGGATACATCCGAGTGAAGCCCCCGATAGCAACCTCAAAACCCTGATTGGGGTTGACCCGGCGGCCACAGCCGACGCACAGAACGCGCGAGACACCGACTCAGACTATTGGGGTGTGACCGTCGCAATGTTAGACCAACTGGATTCAAACCTGCTTGTAACCGACTCACGCCAGCGCAGAGGCATGACACTCACCGAGGGGGTGGATTGGATACAGTCAATCGCCAATCAATGC